CGGAACCACTCATTCCAAATCAAATTGTAAGCACGGTGCCAGAAAGAACACACCTCGGGAGGGTCCGTAATATCTGTCGGTAATCCGAAATAATCCGAAAGTGTGCCAACCTCCCATTGTTGGCCAGCAGCAGGCGCAACAGTAGGAATGAGAAATTCAGTCGAGTCAATTGGATCATCTTGGGCACCATTAAAACGTTCCCAGTTGTCCCAGATCAGACGATTCGGGACAAAAAAGAAAAAAACATCAGCATATAAATTATCCATGAAAGGAGTAACAGGAGTCGCAAGACGGGCAAACGTAGTGGCTCGCATCTTGAACGAATCACCTGGAAGAGCCTCATCGATATAAAAAGGAATGAGATAACCGGCATCAAAAGTGGTCTTGTATTGATGAGAACGGTTAAACAAAGAGCGTGGAATTTCCGCTTGAGGAACCTTCGAAAAATGAGCTTGCGAGCTCTGAAGCCGGGGCTGAGTAAACGGTTTGTCAATCATGATTGCCTCTCAAAAAAAAGGGGGGCCTTTCGACCCCCCGGGGAATTATTGCAAAGCCTTTAGCGTCGATGGAGCTTCGGACTTTCGCCGAACCTCTAAAGCGGTTGCTACCTGCCGAGCGGGAACATGGGGATTGAGCACTCCCTTATCGTCATCGAACTCACCGATTTCATAAAGCACAAAATCGGATGGGTGCTTGGCCATGAGAGACTCAGAGTTATTACAAAGATCCTCCCACGCGCGAAGCGCTTGACCCATGTGGGTCATAAAAAACGGGGTCATATAGACGCCCAGTTTGCCGTCGTAAGCTGAAAAAACGCGTGTCTTAGCCAATTTCATATCTCCTGGTTAAAGTACCAATTTGAGCCAATTTCACAGCCTCACGAACCGCCAATCGGTCGTCAGTCCTGTGAATCTTCGGCGCACTCGCAAGGGCACACTCGCGAGCATCTTTGACATCCGAATACAACGCCGGATTCAACTTTTCAAGACATCGATCATAAAATTTCGGCGGCTTCGAAGGATGGCCGCGAGAAACACACTCATCAGAAGGATAAATATCACCCAAATACTTCTCGAGATGAGCATACCCAATGCCGGGACGTCGAGACATCGTGGCATACTCCGGCTTCAGTTGAGCAATTTCGCCAGAGGGAAGTGTCCGCTCGTAGTGAGACTCGGCCAACTTTCCGTTGACCTTCTTGCAGACATACCGAGCGACGTAAGCACAACTCTCAAAAGTCACCTCGCCGACCCGATTCAAACCCATACCCCAAAGATCATCCAAAACAGGAGAACTCCAGGTCGTGTCGCCGCGCTCAGAAACTTGTACATCATAACGAGAGTCGACAAAGTCGAGACCGAAAATAATAGCATGGTAGTGGGGACGGCCGAACTTTTCGCCGTACTCCCCAGCATGAAAAAAACGAATACGAAGTGGAGAAAAATGAGAACGAAGACGTTTAAAAAATAATTGAAAATGAGAAAGATTAAGAGAACCAGTAGGAGGTAAAAAAGAATCTGAATAAGTCAAGGTAACAAATGAAGAAGAAGAATGAAACCGGCTCTCATGTACAAGACGAAGCGCCCACTGACGCGAGCGCTCAAGACGACACCCAATGCAATTCCCGCAAGGCAATTGAATGGAAATCGAATCTGGGATACAACGAAATGAGACTCCGCCCGGAGACTTCCAGGCGTAGAGCGGGTGATAACAGGGCACGACTGTGATCTCCTATTTAAGAACCCCCCGGCTTCGGCCGGGGGGCTCACAATTTAGAACCGAATCCCGCCACGCATAATTCCGCGGGCGGTGGATGAGAGAGTATTTTTCGGATGAGCTTTAGAGCCTTTACGAAAAATCTTCCGACTCGTTCGGTTGGACAAAGGACGACGTTTCGACATGGGATTCCTCCTGTAAGACAGTAAACCACGGGTTTCCTGTCAGTGGGACCATTTACATCAAGAGACGTAATGGTCCCACGGGCAAATTACTTGCCCTCTTTAGTCGCTTGAGTAGAACTGCGCGACGCATCATCTTTAGCGACGACGGCCTGCCCGGCCTCTTGCTGTTTGGCTGGCTGTGGGGTCTTCGTAGCGAGCCCGAGCTTAACCAATAGCTCAGCACCCTCCGGCGTCTGTGAAGCTGCCAGAAAGGCTCCTGGATCGTTACCGTACTGTTTACGGACGCGAGCCGGGAGCTGATTAAAGAGATCGGTGGCAGCCATCACGCGATCATGCATCTCGTGAAAACTCGGAATCTGCGAAAAATCACCATACCGCATAGCAGCGGACATAGCCGAAGCCGGGAGCTGCCCCGTTCTCTGATAACGCGCCATGATCAAATTAATGTCACATTGATCCTTAAATTCCTGCTTCGTGCGCCGCTCTTCCAAAGAACATGCCAACACAACACGCGGAGCCTTCTCAAAACGATTTCGAAATTTCATTATCGCACCTTTGTACCTTTCGCGCCTTGATGGCGTAAATGAGTTTCGTCACGACGCTGATTCTCAGCTTTACCATGACGGATAGACTGCAGAACTTTCCCGATAGAAACAGCCGAAGACACGCCATCAATAGTCTGAAGCGCTCGTGAAATTCCGGCATCAACGGGAGCCATCTCCTTATCAATATCGGCCTTGGCTCTTCGTGCCGCAGCCTCCGAAATATCCGCATCTGCTTTAGAACCAGCAGAACGAGACCTGGCCTGAATCTCGGCCATACCGGCCTCTGTGGCCTTAGCGGTAGCCAAAGACTGCTTAGCCTGAGCAGCAGCCGCAACAGCCTGGGCCTTAACAGCCCCGGTCTGGGCATCCTTGTTTTGAAGATCCTTTTCCAAAGACATCAAAGAAAGAGCCGAGCTCCCAGCAGATTTCAAACCCTCAGCCCAAACACCATCAGAATTAACAGGCTGAACGGAAACAGGATTGGCAGAAGCCGAAGCCCCGGCGGGGGAAGAAGCTCCTCCCCCGGCCGAAAGAATCGGATTCAAACCAGCAGCCTTTAGATCCTGAACTTGCCTCTGATGAGCGGTATTAGACATCCGCTCTTGAAAAGCCATCTGATTGTTCTGCGACTGCAAATTAAACTGATTGTTCATATAGGCGATATCTTTATTCGCCTGATTAGCAGACGCCTGAGCAGAGGCAGAGGACGCAGCACCCATAGCAGCGCCGCCCACAGAAGCGGCGGCACCAATAGCGGCTGGAATCCAAAACGGCATAAAACCCCCTTAGAAATGGTCGATAAGGCCAGGAACCGAGTAGACCGGCATAGGCCGGGCACACTTCAGATCCATCACCACATCCAAAAGAAAATGGGGTTCCGCCGGAACGGCAATTACTCGATCAAGCGGCGGATCTTCTTGAATAAATGTACTGCCAAGCGTTGGCAGTGCGCTGAATTCTTGCGCAAGATGCCAAACGTCGAGCGAAGTAGCGTAGGTAGAACGGAACTGACCAGTGATTTGACTAGGTTTGTAACGATATTCTGCATAGCGCTCCTGATATCCGAAAACGTCATCATCACCGTTCGGCGAAGGCACCGCAGCACCTTGAGTATAAATCTCCTTATTGAGCACCGCTTGCTCCCCAAGGTGGGCAAGAGCGGGCCAGTAAAAATCGAACCGCGTCTGCCGGGAGAACATCCTGTTCGTCCCCTGCTGATAGGTCAAATCTGCCCGCACGGACATCAAACCAATAATAACGCCGTGTTCCACGAACGAATGAGAGAAACCGATACCATTATGGGAAAACGTACCCATCGCGGCCAGATTCCCCTGTGGGGAGGTCCCGTCCGTAGAAGAAGTCTGAGGAATAGGCGAAGTATTGATCATCGCCGTTCCACCGCCCAGATATTCGGGCCGTTGAAGACGGAAATCAGGAGAAGTCACACCAAAATGAGACTTCAAGATTTCGACATACCGAGTACCGCCCCTCGCATCACGCTCGAACATGCGCTGCAACTGAAACGCTTCGCGAAGCTCATTGATCGTCGAAGCTGTCGCCGCCGACAAATCCGCATAAATAGCCGGATAGTCGTTACCCGCCGACTGCAACACCTTAAATTGCTCGTTCGCAGAACCCGAATCGATTAGGGCCCAGTTAGCATAATTCACCTGGGAGGCGTTATCGGTTTCCCAAACCAAAGACGGCTGCGTGCTCTGATAAACGTTGTTCACCTTACCAATACCCGTCACCGGAGCAACATCCCCTAACGGAAGTTGAACAGCCGGACCCTTTTGGGTCCAAGGAAGGGCCGACGTAAAATAATCGTGGCGCTTACCGCGCTTCAAAAGAACATAATCAGACAACGTGTCTGGGCCGTTGTCTTTATCTACGACAACCGAATTCTGAAGATTCTGATCTCGGAACCACTCATTCCAAATCAAATTGTAAGCACGGTGCCAGAAAGAACACACCTCGGGAGGGTCCGTAATATCTGTCGGTAATCCGAAATAATCCGAAAGTGTGCCAACCTCCCATTGTT